GGAATTGAAAATGGAAGCCGACGAGATGTTCGCGGCGGTCCAGGAGTATCTGGACACGGGCTTGGTGGCGTGATGGTCGGGGTCATGAACGTCAAGCGCTGCGGAACGTGCCGGTTCGCGCGGATCGTGCCGCAGGATTTGACCAGACGAGTGTGCGGGGGCGCTCCGCCGACACCGACGCAGGTGTCAATGTCGGGGGGAAAGGTCACTTTCCAATTCGTGCGGCCGATCGTCGGGGTAAGCGATGACGCGTGCGCGTTGCATCAGGGCCGTGACGTTTTGGATGAGGAGCGGGACACCCGGGAGATCGAGAGCGCCACGCTCGCCATGGCGCCAGCGGGAACGAAGCAATGAGCTACTACACAACTGTCCGCGACACGCTCAAAAATTTCGTGACCGGCCTCGGCACGCCTGGGCTAGATCCGAGCAGGAGCGTTCAATATGACTTCACCCTGCTCGATCGCAACCAGCTCGAGAACATGTATCGCGGAGACTGGCTGGCGCGGAAAATTTGCGATGCTCCGGCCGAGGATGTGACGCGCGAGTGGCGCGCGTGGCAGGCGTCGCAATCTCAGATCGAGGCGCTGGAGACCATCGAAAAGACGATGGACCTGCAGCGCAAGGTGAAGCAATGGATCACCCGGGCGCGCCTTTATGGCGGAGCCGCGCTGATCGTCGGTGTGGATGACGGCAATGATCCGAGCCAGCCGCTCAATCTGGAGAAGTGCGGGCGCGGCTGCCTCAAATACGTTGTGGTGCTCAATCGCTATGAGCTGAACGCTGGGCCGCGCATCTACAACGTGATGGACCCTTATTACACGCGGCCTGCCTATTACACGGTTGCAACGCCGATGTTCGGCTTCGAGGGCGAGGCAGGCACCACGGCGCCCGCGCCTCCGCCGCCGGCGGCACCGAAGGCGGGAGGGTTCCGCAACGTCATCCCGTTTGGACGACAGCAGGGGCAGCAGCTGCAGACGATCCCGACCATCGGCATCGGCATGACGCAGATTCACCCGAGCCGCGTGCTCGAGTACGCCGGCAATGAACTGCCAGATTGGCGGCTGGCCCCAATGGGAGGCGGCTGGGGCGATAGCGTTCTGCAGACTGTCGTCGATACGATGATGGGATTCACCAGCAGCCTGCAGTCGATTGCCGCGATCGTGAATGACGGCAAGCTGGACGTCGTGAAAATCCCGGAGATGGCGCTCAACCTGACCTCGCCCGGCTACAAGGACAAGCTGGTCGAGCGTTTCACCTTGTCGGCGCAGACCAAGAGCGTCATCAGCGCGCTGCTCCTCGACAAGGAGGAGGAGTGGCAGCGAGTGCAGACAAACTACTCCGGCCTGCCGATGATCCTGCACGAGTTCACCACCATCGTCGCCGCCGCGGCAGACATGCCGGTGAGCCGTCTGTTCGGCCAGGCCCAAGGGCGCGGGATGCAGGGCGGGAGCACCGCGGGCGGCCCGGACGATCTGCGGAATTACTATGACGCCTGCGTCGACATGCAGAAGAACGAGGTCGCGCCCAAGCTCGGGATGCTCGATCAGGTGATGATGCGTTCCGCGTTCGGGCGGCCAGACCCCGACATCCATTATGAATGGAATGCGCTTTGGCAGATGGGCGAGGCGGAGAAGGCGGCGATTGCCTATCAGAAGGCCCAGGCTACGCAGATTTATTCGACGATCGGCCTCATCAACGAGGACGCGTTCCGCGAGGGCGTCGTCAATCAGCTGATCGAAGACGCCACCTATCCTGGTCTGGATACTGCAATCGCCGAATACGGCGCCGAGCCCGAGGAGCCGGAGATGCCAGCGGCGCCAATTGGATTCGGCGGGGCGCCGGCGCCGGATGACAAGCAAGAGCCGCCGAGTCCTAATCCCGAGGAAATCGGGGCCACCGGTTAAACCGAATGGAGCCCTTGATGAGCTATCAAGATGATTCCGATTTCATACTGTCCGCCCCCAGTACACCCGTTAACGGACCACCACGCGGCCTCGGACCGGTTGGGAGCGTCGGTTATCCCGGCTACACGTCGCGGCGGGCTGATGCGCCGCTGCAGGGGGTCGCCAAAGCGATGACGGCATTGACGTTCCACGACGCCATGAAGTTGGCGACCGAGATTGTTAGCCATGAGGGCTACAAGCCGCCGCAGACCGCCCACGAGATGGCAGCGATTTTGAACGCGTGGGCGATTGCCGAGCGGGACCGCGGTTGACGGCTGGCCCGAGGCGCCCCAATGTATGCGGAACATTCCCTTTGCGGTCACCGACCACCCCCCCCCAGTCCCCGGTCGGCGGTCGCGGATGCGCAGGCCGGGCGCCGTGATCCCACGGGCACGTCAGGCCTCCGTATACGGATGAAGGCCGAGGGCGATCGACGCTGGCAGACATTTGGCCGCACTCTCCGACAAGCCCTGATCGAGCACGACCTCGTTGGCCTGCGTGGCATCGGGCGGCTCCCGCATGCCGACAAAGGGGAGGGATTTGCCGCCTGGCTGGAAGGCGAGCTTGCCCAGAAGGTTTTCGCCGGTGGGGTATGGCTGAGGCCCTACGTTCGAAAGGCCGCCCAGCGGGCCCAGAGACGCGCCGATGGGCTCGTCCCAGGCGGCAGGATCGATCCGGCGCGGATCGCCGCCATGGAGAGCCTCGCAACGAGCGAGTTGCGCGGCATCGTGGCTGCGGCGCAGCAGCAACTCGTCCGGCTGGCCACGCAGGCGATGATGGCGAGCCACTCGCCGACCAAGATGGCGAACGCCCTGGCCGGCGTGATCCGGACGATGCGTCATCGCACCAGGGCGATGGCCGAGTACGTGATCGCCAGGACGCATGCGACCTCGACGCTAAGCGCTTTCCGCAGCGCCGGCGTGACGCATGTCGGAACCATTCCCGAGCGCGTGCGGCGGCGTGGGCTGGCCGATGCGATACAGATTGAGGCCGAGGAAGTTGCGGCCCCGGCGGTCCGAGTGCCGCTGCAAGCGCTGATCTCCACGGCGCAGAAACATTGGCGGGAGCGGTTCGCCACGCTGTCCAAGCGGCAGGGCCGCGAGAAGGCGTATCGCCAGATCGAGCACGAACTGCAGCAAGAGAGCGAACGATTGGTCCGGGCAGAGTCTGAGTTCGCGCAGGGGCTAAAGCGTGGCACCGCTGAATATGTGGCGCGGCGGCAGGCTGAGGGCGAGGCGCTGCGGGCCGCGCAGCAGTACAAGCGCGAGGACCTCTACCGCCAGTATGCAGCGATGACACGGCCGGGGGGGCAGAAGCCCGGCGCCACGGCGCGCGCTGGCCGGAAGGAGACGCCGTCCCAGGAGACAATGGCGCGGATCGAGGCGGCGGAGAAGCGGCTCCAGGCGACGCTGGGCGGCAATCTGGTCAACATCGTCACAGCTGGGGACGATGACGTTTGCGACGAGTGTCAGGACATCAGCGACGAGGGGCCCTACTCGCTCGACGAGGCCGAGGGCCTGATCCCCGCGCACCCGAACTGCCGGTGCGCCTTTGCGCCCTATCGTGCGAAGCCCAAGCCTAAGCCTGAGCCTGAGCCGGAGCCTGAGCCTGAGCCTTTGTCCGTAGCCGGCCTGGTCGAGCACCACGGGGAGACGTCACCGGAATTCAAGGCGAAGATTTCTGATGTCGTAGCGGCGCTTCCTATCTCGGTGCGGGACAAGCTTCGAGAAGCCGGAATCAAGATTGCCGTCGGCCGCCGTGTGACGGACATCATGCCGGAACTTAAGGGTATTACGCCGCGCGGATGGCCTGAAGGCACGACCTGGGATAATGCAGAAGGTCTCTATCATGGCGGTGTGAAAAAGGCGATTGTCACAGAGAAATATATCGATCGTTATACGAATTCGGAAGAATCTACCAAGCGCGCCGAAGGCGTGCTAAGGCATGAGGTTGGACATGGTTACGATGCTGCGCTGGAATGGTTCAGCAGCACCAACGAATTCAAGAAGGCACATGATGCGGATGCGGCGATGATGGACGAGGCCACAACCACCAGGTTGGGGTATTTCCTTCAGTCTGGGCTGGCTGGCCGCCAAGAGGCGTTTGCGGAGGTATTTGGCCACATTAATGGCGGTGGTGCTTCACCGTGGCATCATGTGGCGGATCATTTCCCGCATGTCACATCGCTTTTGCGCAAGACAATAGGTGAATCAAGGTGAGCGAGCGCTGGTTTTTCACTGTGGACGGCGACAGGATCGTCTTGCAGGCGCGGTTCGAAGGCGACGGTGCGGTCGGCGACGCGATCAGCGAAGTGCGCCCGGGCGGCAAGATCAAGAATTTGACCTATGAGGATTTGAAACGCGCCGGCTCAGGCACGGTCGTCATCGATGGCGAGACCGCCACGATTGAATGATTGGCGGCATTTGAAATGGACATCGGCGCCATCGCCAGACTGGCAGAAGAGCGAAAGAACGGCGAAGACCTGCGGACCTGGCGCGCCTGGCGCGATCTCCATCAGCCATTCGAACTCAACTGGTGGCGCGAGCACGTGCCCCTTGGGCATCTCGATGACCCCGGGTTCACATCGCAGTGGAACGAGGTCAAGGAATTCATTGATCCGCAGGGAGCCGTGCTCGACATCGGCTGCGGCCCGCGCCCCCCGTTCGCGCCTTGCGCCATCATCGACCCGCTCGCGGACGAATACCAGCGGCTCGTTCCGCCGGAGTGGTGGTCGGGCATCACAGCCTATGCGCAGCCGGCGGAGGAGTTCATTCCAAACCTGCGTGCCGATACCGTGATTTGCTGGAATACGTTGGATCATTTGGTTGGTTGGCGCGACGTGTTGGACAACATGCTGGCCTACGGGAGTCCGGGAGCGCGCTTCGCTATCGCTACGGATTTTTACGAGCCTTTCCTCGGCCATCCCGGCTATCCGCGTGAGGAATTCGAGGCGGAGATCGCGAAGCGGTTCGAGATAGTTGATCGAAGGGAACCATTCGGCAGGCAGCTCGCGCTTCTTATGGCGGCAAAAGATTAGGCCTTGATGGTCTCGACCACCGTGCGCACCGAGAACTCGACGAGCGTGACCTCGCGGCCGAGCTGCCGCGCCATCATCTGCGCATAGTTGCGGAAGGCGTCACTGCGGACCGCGTCGCTGGCGATCAGCGGCATGGTCACGCCATCGTGGTGATGGATCGTGAGGACGCCCTCGTTGCGTCCTTCGGGTCGATCGAGGTGTACGCCCACAGCTTCGTGATCCGGTGCCCGGTCGGCGGCTACGTGAAATAGCCGGGATGATCGTCGCTCATGTTTCACCGACTTTCTGCCCGATCGCCGCGCGCACATTCCGTACCGCTGCGGCGTGCCCCGCTTCCGCGTCGTCCCATGACGAATACCGCCACATGTCGCCGTCGCGCGGGCCGCCGAACACCACAGTCTCGAATAGAATCGCCGGCCCTCGGCCGGAAAAACGATGATCTAGGCCGAGGAACACGGTCGAGACCAGGATCTCGCTGGTGATCTGCGTATAGCCGAGGGTTCGATTGGGCATGTTTTCGAACCATTTCGCCCATGTCATCGCATCGACCGCGATGATCTGATTGTCGGCGCCCAATATGTAACACTGCCGTCGCGGGGCGTCGGTCATACCGCGCTATCCTCAATGGCTACGTTTGTTTGAGGCGGCGGCGCCCGCTCGCCCTCGGGCATGGCCGCGTTGAGCAGCTTCGAGAGCCGCAAGATTTCATCGAGTATCTCGGCGTGATCAGTCGGGCCAAGCAGCAACGCGGCGTCGTCGCGCTCCAGCACGACATAACGGAGCACCGATCCGTTCGGCCCGCACCACGCGAGGTCAGTTGAGATTTTTGCGAGAACTTCCGTCCGCGTCATGTTCGATCCTGCAGGCGCGCCCGGTCCAAAGGTCGTGGTAGAGTCCGGCTGCGACCTCGGCTTCGGTCTCGGCGTAGAGCGCCATGCGAGGACCGAACGGCCAGCCGGAAAGCTCGACGGCGATCGATCGCCGGTTGCTCGACGCCAACTCGATTGTGCCGTCGAATGGGCAATCGTCGATGAATACCCGCACCGGGTCGCCGCGCTTCATCTCGCCTCCCCTGTGAAAGGCCGGCGGACGCACAAGGGGCACTATTGTCAACACAACTTGAGACAACTTGCTCGCCGCCGCCGGCCTCTGCCCCGGTACGCTGGGGCTTTTCCGCTCTAAACCGATCCGGCGACGAAATCAAGCGTAGCTTAACAAACGCGCGCGTTGTAAAGTTCTCCCCATGACCGCATCGATCCCGCCCTGCATGGCCCACCTGCCGCTCGACGACCGCGGCTATCCGATCCCGTGGTCGATGTTCACCGATCAGAGCGGCCGTCCGCATTTCACCATCAACGACGATCGCAAGCGCTTCGAGAGCTTCGTGCGCGACATCTGCCCGATCCCAGGATGGTGATGACCCCTGCATAGTGGAGACCTGGATATGAACAGCGACAAAGCCGCCAAGCTCGTGCAGCAGCTCGTCAACGAGATCGCGCCGATCCTGCACGGCCACGGCCCCGACGTGCAATCAGCGGTGCTCGCCGATCTGTTCGCGATGTTCATCGCCGGCCACCAAGGACCGAAGCCCGTTGTCGACGAGCTGCGCGCGCAGGTGCTCGTCGAGTGGCTGCGCTGCGTGCGCAAGCTGATCCCCGTCAACGAGGCGATGATCCTCGCGCGGGTGCGCCTGGAGGCCGAGGGGGAGACCAAGCAGTGACCGTCGACGAACTGGAACACGCTATTCGCACCCTGCTGCTGGACTTCGAAGAAGAGTCCGGGCGGGAAATCGAGAGCGTCCGCGTCGACACCCGGAACTTTGCCAACCTTCACGTCGAGGTTTTCCTAAAGGGGGCTGGGGATGAAAAGCGATCTGGTTGACATCACAGTTTCGAAGCACGCAGAAACGGACAAGGCCGTCCTGGTGTCTGACACAGGGCGGGGCCGATGCCCGAATGGCTGGCGATCGATAAGGGCTTCGCATGACCGTCGCCTGGTGCTCATGATCCTCGCCGCGGTCATATGCTGGCGATCCCGGCGCGCTACGATCCCGCGGCGCTGCTGGTCGGGTGGGTGCTGCGATGGCGCGAGCGCCCAACTCAGGACTGATCAGCCATCCGCTCCAGCGTGGCGATGCGGGCCTCAAGCGCGGCGTTCTCGGCCATCACGCGGTTCACGTCGGCGTGCAGCGCCTCGATCTCGCCCGCGGTGACGTTGGTGCGGGCGAAATCGTTGAACGCGGCTTTGAGCGCGCGGACCTCTTGTTGCAGCACCACCAACGAGCGGGAGATCAGCGGTAACCCGTCGAGCTGCGCCCGGATCGGGGCGAGTTCGGCCCGCAGCGTGGTGCGGAAGTCTTCGTCGGTCATGCCCCCGAACATGGCGGATCAAGACGAGCTTTACCAGCCTGCTCTACCGATCTGCGACCGGGAACGAAACGGGATTTTCCATGGGACTTTTCATGGGACTTTTTGCGCCAAACTCCCATTTTTGGGACTTTTGTTCCACCTTTGGGCTTTTGCCACGCGCTAGCTGTGCGCGGGGATTTTTCTGTATTTGCAAAGGCTTAAGGTGGTGGAGCACCGAGACTTGACCCTCTGGATTTCCATTCCCGCAAACTTGCATGCCATTTCGCAGAAACGACTGCGGCACAGCAATTATTTGATATTGCGGAGCTTTCGTATGGGACTTTTTTGGGACTGGCTCCCAGGATTGTCTAGCTTTTTTGCATCCTGAAGACGCGAAAACGCCGCCATGACCTCGCTGTCGAGAACGTGGGCGTAACGTGATGTCGTGCGCAGATCGGCGTGGTTGAGCATCTTCGCTACCAGCTTCAAATTGCCGGTCTCGCGCAGCGCCTTGGTCGCCACATCATGCCGGAAGTCGTGGAAACGCAAAGCCACCCCCGAGGCGGCACGGTCGCGCCGCCACCGGGACCACAGGTTCCCCTTGCCGATCGGATAGCGCTTGCCCTTCACCCGCTTGCCGCGCTTCCCGGTCCCGCGCTTGCCGACCGGGACGTTCTGGGTGCGCGCCGCCACATAGGTGAACACGAATTCGGGATGATGCCCACGCAACGGCCACAGGATGTCGCGCACCTCATCGGTGATCGGACGGGTTACGAGCTTGCCGCCCTTGCCCTGACGCCTGATCTGACGCGCCTCCCAGAACACCTCTTTCCAGCGCAGATCATAAAGTTCGCGCTGGCGCATCCCGGTCGCGAGCGCCATCGCGATCAGCGGGGCATAATCGTCGCGCACGGCGGCCTCGATCTTCGCCCGTTCTCCGGGTTCGAGTTCGCGCGGATGCTCGTCGGGCTCGTCGAGCAAGAGGCCGGCCCAATGCGGTTCTTGCGCAAACCGCACGCCGTGGCGCTTGCAGTAGGTGAACAGCTTGCGCATCACCTCGGTGGTCGATCGGTTCACGGTGCCGTTGGCGATGCAACGGTCGGTATTGGGCACCTTGTCGGCCCGCCGGCGTCGGATCAACTCCTCGATGTCCTGCAGGGTGATGGCGGTAATCGGGATTTCGTCGCCGCCGGCCGCCTTGTGGTGGGTTCTGAAATAATCGAGCAGCCGATTGAGGTCGCGTTCGGTGTTGGCTGCGCCGGCCTTGTCCCCGGCGACCGCATCGAAGTAGCGGGCGGCGACATGCTTGAGCTTGAGCGAGACGCGGACGGTGGCGTTCTCTTTCGCCTGCTCCTCAACCGCGCGCTTGGTGTCGGCCTCTACTTTTTCGGCGGCGCGCCGAGACGTGCATCCCGTCGTGTCAGAAAATCGCTGACCTCCCCGCCAGAAATCATAGAGATACTCGCCCGTTTTCGAGCCCTTGGGTATGTAGACGGACATTCGGCCCTCCTCGTGCGATCCGCGATGAAGGCGTCGAGGTCGTGATCCGTGAACATGAAGCGGGGCGCAATCTTGCCCCGCCCGACGTTCACAAAGCGCACCTCGCCATCGCGAACCAACCCCTTCAGGGTTTTGATGGATACACGAAGCCGCTCGGCGGCCTCGCGGGGCGTCTTCAGGGTGCCCGTCATGCGTTTAGTCCTTTTGAACGCGGTTATAAAGCCCAGCTTTACGAGTCATTCCGTCTCACGGTTTGGGTGGATCGGCGGCATTGTGACGGTCGAACCACACCATTTGCCGGCCCCGCATCCCGCCTTCCTGTCCCGGACCTCCGACCCTGGCCCTCGTATCATTGGCCGGCAATTCGCGTCATAGCGGCTCGATCCTCCGCTTCATCGCCATCGCCCAATCGGCCGCCGTTGCCTCGGGCCGAAGCTCGGCAGCCACGGCCGCGATGTGGGCGGCCATCATCTCCCTGCCATGGTGGATGGTGGAATGATCGCGGCGGAAGGCATGGCCGATGCGCGGCAAGCTTTTGCCGCTGATCCTGCAGCAAATTGCCATGGCGGCCTGGCGCTTCTTGGCGATGGCCACGCGTCGCGATTCCCCCAACAGCTCGCGTTCCGAAACTTCAAACACCTTGGCGATCTGCCGGATGACTCCCCGCAATGTCCTGGAGAAAAACAGTCGGATGCGCTCGTCGTCTACATCAGCCGTCATGCGCCCCCCTCCTTCGGCAGCAGCGGCATGGCGCGCTTGCGATGCTGATCGAGTGCGCGAACAGCCTCGGACCCCTCCTGCGCCGCAATCTCGAGCAGTGCCGGATAGCCGCTGTCAATCGACGCCACCACCTCCTCGCGGGTTGCCGCCCGGCCGTGCGCGAACCAAAGAACCTCTTCCGGCTCGCCCAGCTGAAACAGCACGCCAGGCGCGCCAGCCTGCGGTCTGAACACCCTATAGCTGCGCGTCACCCATACGCAGGCGACGCCAGGGTTGCACTTGATGCCGAAGCCGGCCGCCGCTTTGCCGTCCGGCAAATCCTTCTCGTCCCTCCGCATCCGCGGCTGCGATAGGAACGGACACGCCGTCGCGGAAAAGATCGCGCATTCGAGGTGCGACGGCGGCTCGGAAATCACCCGATTGATGGCACACATCGGGCCGATCACGAATGCGAGATGGCGGCCGAGAAAGCCGCCGCAGACCCAGCAGCGTTTCTGGCGCACAGCGGTACCGAGCTTTGGCGTGTCGATCACGCGGAAATCAGGCTCGCCCCGACCAGGATCGCAAGGTTTGCCGTTCTCGAACCACGCCACAAACCAGGGAACGGGAAAACCTTGATGGTTGAGCGGCAGATGTTTCATCCGTTCCGGCAGGGGCGGCAGGTTCTGACGCAATGCGTGGATGTTCATGGTTGTGCGTCCTCCCCTTTTTACAGCAGCTGGTTTTCTTTCCAATCGCCGCACCAATCTTCGTCCAATGTGTAAGGCCAGTTTATAAATGCCTCGCGAGTTTCATAACTCAAAAGATGATTCTCCAATTCTAGGTTTGCCGTTTTTTCATCTGAATGATCTCTGGCATACCACCACAGCAATAACTCAGTCGCAATGGCCACTTCCCTGGAGTAACTAACAACCACTGGCGCTCTGCGTCGGCAGCTTCCATCATGCCCATATGAGCGTGAACGCTCCCAGAATTCGCAGGTGTCGCAGCGGCGTTGCGCTGGCAGCGGCATTATTCACTCCCCGCGAATGAGCTTATTGATGGCCTCGCGCCCATCGGCGCTGGCCGCCCACGCCTCGCTCTCCTCGACGGATGCATCGAATTCGCCGTTATGGTGCCGCTTGCGCAGCGCCATCGCCTCGGGCGTGCCGGCCGCGAACAGGTCGCGATCGAGCTGCATCTCGGGCAGCGCGAGGGGACTTTCGAAATCATGATAATACCCGTTGGCGGCTAACTCGGCCATCTCATGAAGGCCGGCGGCGCGCAGCTCTTGGGCCAGGAATAATTTAGTGTGCATGGGGCGCCCCCTCATCCAGCTCATGCAAGCGCTCAATCAATCGCTCGGGGTCAATCACGATCTGAGCGAATATCTCGCCGGCCTC